CAACATATGTACCTGTGTTGGCTACACCAAACAAAGGACGAGGTGGAATCAATGGAAGAATATATTGACTGTTCATATCTCTGGTTTCGCCAGATGCCTTTAGTCTTTTAGATAGACTCATTTGATTACCCTTTTCCCTTAGTTAATTTTACCATGTGCTTATTGCTACTCGCTTCCAAGTATCAGTTGCTATACAGATATAGATGTAATCATTATCGTATGTAATTGTTCCTACGGTTCCCGTCGCAGATGCTGAGGCTGGAGTCTTTGTAGTTAATTGCAAATCTCCATAAATCCGTACAGATCCAGCATTTCCACCAGCAGAGTCAAACTTACCCTTGATTAAAGGTGTTGATGTGTTGGTGTTAGATATATATAGATTATCAGATGATGTTTCATTTATACCTGCAGAATATCCAAGGAACAGATTTCGTGATCCTGTAATATTATATCGTCCTGCTTGCCATCCAAGGGCTGTGTTCTGGCTACCAGTATTTACTGTATCAATAGTGATAAAGAATCCTGAACCAGCCTGTAATCCTGCTGGAACTTCTGCTGGATCAAAGGAAGCAGTTGCTCCTACTCTCATTCCAATACCATTATTCGTAAGTGTAACTGTTGTTACAACTCCACCTGATACAACAAGAGTTGCTACTGCTTGACTAAAGAAATAACTATAATTTGGATATAGATTTATTCCTGTGTAGGTTCCATCTGTATATCCACTACCACCAGTAGTCGTAAAGGTTGCTATTTCAGATGATGTTTGCTGAAGTGCCTGTCTTCCAACTCCAGTGCTTCCACTACCAACAACAGTTGATAGAAGTGCAAGACCACCTACTGCTGTATTTTGAATACCAGTATGGTTATTTGCAAGAGTTGCATTACCAACTGCAACATGTCCTGTTCCTGTTGTATTTGCACCTAATGGAGAAAAAGCACCAATAGCAACAGATCCACCACCAGTGGTGGTGCTAAACATTGCCTGATTACCAATTGCTGTATTTTGGTTGGCTGTTGTGTTGTTTGCAAGTGAATTAACACCAAGACCAAATAATAAGATTCCAGATGTGTTTGCTGCAAGTGCATTTTCACCAATTGCTATAATTGAGTTTCCAGTAGTTGCATTAGCAAGAGCATTAGGACCAATTGCTATATTTGAATATCCAGTTGTGTTATTTCCTAAAGCATTAGTTCCAATTGCTGTATTCTGATAACCAGTTGTGTTATCAAGTAGTGATCCTACTCCAATAGCAATGCTATTGCTGGCTGTTGTATTTGTATTAAGAGCAGAAGAACCAATTGCTATATTTTGACTACCCGTTGTATTATTTGCTAGAGTAGACTGACCAATAGCAGTATTTGAACCACCAGTTGTGTTATCATACATTGATCCTTGACCAATTGCAGTATTTCCTTCACCTGATGTATTAAATTCAAGAATATTATTACCAATAGCAGTGTTAGCATTTGCTGTTGTAGCAGTTGCTAAGGATCTAAACCCAATTGCAAGATTTGCTGAGCCTGTTGTATTACTTGAAAGCGTATAGGAGCCAATAGCAGTATTGTAATCACCAGTAGTATTATTTTCAAGAGCATTTATACCAATAGCAACATTTTCTTCACCTGATGTGCTAAATTTAAGAGCATTTCCTCCAATAGCAACATTATTACTAGAAGTTGTATTGCTTTGAAGAGCAGCAAAACCAATACCAACATTGTTAGAGCCAGTAGTATTTGCAAGAAGTGCACCAGTACCAATAGCAAGATTCACATTACCACTAGTGTTGTCTGCAAGTGCATTATCGCCAATTGCTATATTTGACTGACCAGCATCATTAACTTCAAGGGCACTTACTCCAATTGCTATTTGTGCACCATTTACTGTATTAGCATTAAGAGCGTTATATCCAATAGCAACATTTCCTTGTGCAGTTGTATTGTATTGTAAAGTATTATTTCCAAGAGCAACATTGTTAGTACCAGTACTATTTGTATTAAGGGCATATCCACCAACTGCAACATTACCACCACCTGTTGTATTATTTTCAAGTGATTGTTGTCCAATGGCTGTATTTGCTCCACCTGTTGTATTAATATTAAGAGCAGAGTTACCAATAGCCACATTTGTAGCACCAGTGGTATTATTTTCCATTGCAGCATTTCCAATAGCAAGGTTATTGCTTGCAGTAGTGTTATCTAGAAGAGCACTTCTACCTATTGCAGTATTACTTGATCCCGTTGTATTATTCTGCATAGCATTAGCACCAATTGCAATATTCTGAATACCAGTTGTATTATACTCAAGTGCATTGTTTCCAAGTGCAGCATTTGCCTCACCAATTGTATTTAATCTAAGTGCAGAATATCCAACAGCAGTATTACTAGTACCTGTTGTATTTTTATTGAGAGCACTAGTTCCAATAGCGACTAAATTTGAAACGGTTGTAATATCAAAAAGTGCTCCTGAACCAATACCAACATTGCCACTACCTGTTGTTAAATTATTCATATTACCACCAATAGCAACATTGATGTTTCCTGATGTATTAGCACCAAGAGAGAAGTTTCCTATAGCAACATTGTCACTACCAGTAATATTGTATCTTAGAACATCTGCACCAATACTGACATTGTTTCTTCCAGTTGTTGTGTCTACCTGTCCTCTTGAACCAATTGCTGTGTTCTGATCACCTGTAGTTAGATTTGAAAGGTTTCCTGCATTACCAAATGCAAAGTTACCAAATCCTGAACCAGTTCCGTTATTAATATCAATTCCGTCAATAGTCATTCCGCTTGTAACTACTGGGTTTCCAGCACTCATTACAAATGTGTCGCCTGAACCTGTTTGTGAGAATATAGATGATGTTCCTGCTGTAGATCTGATTGGTCCTGCTGTTAAGTCAGATCCTCCAGGTCCCGTCGCTCCTGTGGGTCCTGTAGCACCAGTTGTGCCTACGCCTGTAGGTCCTGTAGCACCAGTATCACCAGTTACTCCTTGAGGACCTGTTGGTCCTGTAGGACCAGTATCTCCAGTGACTCCTGTTGGACCTGTAGGTCCAGTGTCTCCTGTAACTCCTGTTGGTCCTGTTTGACCAGTATCACCAGTAACTCCTGTTGCACCAGTATTACCTGTGACACCAGTTGGCCCTGTAGGGCCTGTATTACCAGTTACGCCTGTGGGACCTGTAGGTCCAGTATCTCCTGTAACACCTGTGGGTCCTGTATCACCAGTTACACCAGTAGGACCTGTAGGTCCAGTGTCTCCAGTTACTCCAGCATCACCAGTTACACCTGTAGGGCCTGTGGGCCCAGTGTCTCCAGTTACACCAGTGACTCCTTGTGGGCCAGTAGAACCTGTTGCACCAACGGGTCCTGTAACTCCTGTAGCACCTGCTGGACCTGTTGGTCCAATATCTCCAGTAACACCAGTAACGCCAGTAGGACCAGTATCTCCTGTGACACCAGTAGGCCCTGTAGGGCCTGTATCACCAGTTACACCAGTTGGTCCAGTATCGCCAGTAACACCAGTTGGTCCTGTGGGACCAGTATTACCTGTAACACCTGTTGGGCCAGTAGGCCCAGTGTCTCCAGTTACTCCTGTAGGTCCTGTACTTCCAGTTGCACCAATGGGACCTGTGGCACCTGTTGGTCCAACGACTCCTGCTGCAGTTACTACAAATATTAAGTTGTGATTGTTAGAAAAGTTAGTTGTACCAGTTCCACCTGATGTATTCAGTGTTACAGGTAATTCAAAGTATCCTGTTTGAGGAATTGGTGTTGCAGAGATAGTCCACTGCTGATAGTTATTAGAGTCATTTGCATCTTGCAAAACTATAATGTCGTTTGTCTTTAGCAATGCTAAGAAGATATCAATATCAATACCGTCTTGATTTATGTGGCTCACATTGATTTGTGTTGCAGAAACTTGTGTTGCATTGTTCCAAATAACATGTCCATTACCAGGATCTCCTGTTGTTATTGTGGTCTTTGCTTGGTAGTCATAATAGTTTACTGATCCACCGTCAGCACCTGTGGCTCCTGTAGGGCCAGTCTGTCCTGTTGGACCAATATCTCCTGTAGGACCAGTAGGACCTATATCTCCAGTAACGCCTGTTGGTCCTGTAGGACCAGTATCGCCTGTAACTCCTGTAGGTCCAGTAGATCCTGTATTACCAGTGACTCCTGTAGGTCCAGTTGGACCTGTGTCTCCTGTAACACCTGTTGCTCCTGTAACTCCTGCGTCTCCTGTTACACCTGTAGGTCCTGTGGGACCTGTGTCTCCAGTTACGCCAGTTGCTCCTGTATCTCCAGTGACTCCTGTTGGACCTGTAGGTCCAGTATCACCTGTTACTCCTGTGGGTCCTGTAGGACCAATATTTCCTGTTACACCTGTAGGGCCAGTGTTTCCTGTAACGCCAGTTGGTCCTGTTGGACCAGTGTCTCCAGTAACTCCTGTGGGACCTGTTGGTCCAGTATCACCAGTCACACCTGCATCACCAGTAACTCCAGTTGGTCCTGTAGGACCTGTGTCGCCAGTTACACCTGTAGGACCAGTGTCGCCAGTAACTCCTGCGTCTCCTGTAACTCCAGTAGGACCAGTTGGTCCAGTGTTTCCAGTTACTCCTGTGAGTCCTGTGGGTCCAGTAGATCCTGTTGGTCCTGTTGGACCTGTAGGGCCTGTTATACCTGTAACTCCTGTAGGGCCTGTGGCACCTGTGGCACCAGTTGGGCCTGTTTGACCTTCTGGTCCATCAAGAACTGTTACTTGATTAGTGCTTGTATTTACTATAACTTTATTAGCAGCCATTATTGAGTCACCTGTGCAGATACTGTGATCTGTCCTTGTATTATTCTTGTAACAACTGAGCCAAGAGCGATTTCTAAATCATAAACATAAAATCCTGGATCAAGAGCCCCTGTTTGTGCGGAAGTCATAAGAATATCCATTTCTCCAGCAAGTGGTGTAATTGTAATTCCTCCATTAGAAGAGGTTAAATTTAAAGCAGAAGGATTTGGAGAAGCAGCCTGCAATCTTAATTGCATAGCAGCAGTATAACCAGTTAGGTTAATTGGATTGCCACTACTGTCTGCCCAAATAATTTGAGTAGTGTATTGAGCACCCTGGTCAATTGTGAAATTGTATATACCTGCTGTCATGTTATTCCTTCTCCGTAGCCCAGATTAAAAATCCGCCAAGTGCGATGAAACTAACAGGAGGAAAAATTAAGAATAGGCCATATGATGCTAGGGCAACTCCAACTACTTCAGTCGTTAATGACCAGTCTATGTTTGGCTTCTTTGTTTTCATGTTTCTCCTTATAGTGAATAGTATCTTGCTACAGGCTTTACTGGAACTGGCACTGTTGCACGATCATAAGAAAAGATTGCTGCTACGCAAGCGTCAATCTTCTTTTTGCTGTTTGCTTTTTGAATCATAAGTCCTCTTGATGAGGTCTTAGTCATAGAGTTTGCTACATGTCTATTTAATGCTTCGTGTCCAGAGTGTGTAAATGATCCATTCATGACTGCCTCATAAAATTTAGCAGTTGCAGGAACCATGCGTTCTGCAGTATTTGGATAAGACACTACTGGCATTCCTTCCTCATCAAACAACATAAATGTTCTTGAGTATCTTGCAGGATCAAAAACAATTTCTCTCATGCTATAGTCTGGATTTCTATAGGCATCAATAATTGTTTGTTCTACTTCTGCTACTGGAATCCACCAGTTTTGATCTGCATCATCTGGTCTTTCCCAAATTGCTAACACATCTAGGTGAGGTTTTTCTCCACCAAGGTACCAGGCAACTATAGCAGTTGAGTCTCCGTTAAAAGATCCATCAAACCCAAGTATAACATCTTCTTGTGGAATCTGCTCTCTGTTTTTCAAAGTTAATGCATCCCATGCGTCAGTAGGTATCCATGTCTGGGCACTGTCTGTCCATAGGTTAAGTCTTTTAGTTTTAAATTCAGCCTCTGGTGTCAATAGCGATGCAGACTTCATATCTTCCGCAGATAATATGTCGCCGTAAGAAGGATTTGCTAAACGCCAGTTATCTTCGTCCTTGTAATTGAGTTTTTCATCGCCCTGATACCACGCAAAAAAGAAGGAAGGATCTTCAACTTCTCCTTTTGCTAATTGTACGCCTCTTTGATACATCTGATAACACAGAGATTCTTTGCCTGATGAGTCATATTTCGTTCCAGCAGTGGTGATTGCCACAAGCATTGGCTCTAAACGAGCACCCATAGACAGAGACATTGTGTCATACAACTCTCTATTTGGCTGTGAATGTAACTCGTCAAAGGCCACAAATGTGGAGTTTAAACCTTCTTTTGTGAACGCTTCTGAGGAAAGGGCTCTGTATATTGTGCCTGTACCTGGATTATAAATAACATCTCTGAATGTTTGCAGTACCTCTGAGAGTTCTGGCTCTAGTTCAATCATTCGCTTTACCGTTTTAAAAATAATCTTAGCCTGATCTTTATCTGCAGCACAAGAATAAATCTGACCACCGTTTACGCCAAGCAATAACTGCTCTAGGACCAGAGTCGCTAAGAGTGCAGACTTGCCTGCTTTACGAGGAATCCCAATCAAAGCACGACGATGTTTTAGAAGGCCATTCTCATCTTCTGCATATAAATTAATTAGCAGTTCTTTCTGCCAGGGACGCAGGACTAATTTATCTCCTACATTTCCTGCAATTGAATCCTCAGTAATACGACATAATGTTTCAGCAAAATCTATAACATCATATCCACGACTATTAACTTTTTCAAGTGCGGAAATTGGAGAGAGGTATGTTGGAGGCCATGATTGTATTTTCTCCATGCTTATCCCTTAAATGCTAACGAGAGCCTATCCTTGTCAAAATCAATATCTATGATTTCTACTTGTAAATCATGACCAATAGTAAATTGCTCAGGAGTCCATTTGCCCATTTTAGATTGATGGATTAAACCAGATACTAAGCCAAGAGAAACAAATACTCCAAAGTTAGTAATACCTGAAACCTTGCCAGTATGTACTTGGCCTACTGCCAATTTACTAAACTGAATCTTCTTATCTTCCTTCTGATCAAACTCAACAAGTGCTTTTCGTGAGATGACGATATTGCCTTTTTCTCTATCAAACTGAATAATCTTGGCATCTACAATTTGGCCAATATAGTTAGCCAAGTCCTCTGATTTATCAACATGGAATTGTGATGCTGGCAAAAATGCTCTTAGGCCAATATCAACTATCATGCCACCCTTGACAATTCTAGTGATTTCTCCAGAGACAATCTTATCATCTGAATTCCATATGGCCTCAACTGAGTTCCATAGAATCTCAACCTCTGCCTCTTTCATAGAGAGAACATATCCTTCGTCATCTAGGCCTATTACAGTAGCCTGTAGAACCTGGCCTATTGAGACGATATCTTCAATATCAAATAGCCTCTTGGCAGATACTTCCTTCTTTGGAATATGGCCTTCGCTCTTACAGCCAATATCCAATAGGATTCCTTCACGATCAATTTGAACAACTGTTCCTGTGACAATATCGCCAACAAAGTACTCCTTCATTGATTCGTCTATTGCTTTTAGGAAGTCTTCTAAACTGCCTATGTCGTTAATTGCTACTTGGTTCATATGTTGCCCCTTGGTTGTCTATGTCTTCTTCAAAAATTACTTTTGCACGATTCTGTCTTTTTTCTAACAATTTATCAATGGATGTTGCAACTCGTACTTCTGCAACTCCTAAACGAGATCTTGAAACTGGATCAAAGCCCAGTGAGGTCAATGCATCTGTGTATGCTCTGTTAATTGCTACATAAGCCTTAGCATCAGCAGGCTCTGTTGAGACCATATATCTTTCTCTAGCAGCCTCATTAGCATCAGCCAAATGGGATGCATTTTTAATTGCCTCAATATCACTGACTGGACTAAGCCAAGTTACAGCGATTCCCCAAGCACGATTCCATAAATCTAATCCAGATTGATTAAGATTTTCTGGTGGTGCTGGTATTTCTTTAGCCATAGGCAAATGAGAAATCGTATTTAAATCAGGCAAAGGTCTTCCACCAGGGTTGCCCATTAGCCTTTTAATCTCATTAGGCTTAGGTGGCCTTCCCGCAATTGGTTGAGTCATTAGTTAGTTTTTTCCTTTTCTACGAATTCCTTTTTGCAACATCGTTGACAAAATTTGTCCAAATGTCCAAATCTGATAATATCGCTATATTATACAGAAGAGGGCAGCCAGGGTAAACAAAGATTATTCACGCTCAAGTTTTGACCCATACCCAGGTTGTGCCAGGCAGGGGCAGGTGTTTTCCTTGTTTTATTTAGATTATTTTAACCTTTAGAACTGTTGCATTTTCTGCAAAGAACACTGATATTATCAAGTGTATTTAATCCACCATTTTTAATAGACAGTATATGGTCCCCAGTGAGGTCTTTTGTTGATCCGCATTTGCTGCAATAAGGTTGTAGTTGTCTTGCTAATCGTGACATTTTCTGCCACTCGTAATCATATTTATTATGTCTTCTTCTTGGGTTTCTTGCCTGCTGTAGTCTGGCACATTGATCGCATCTAGATTTTCTTGTTAGGATCCCACAGCCAGGGCACGGCCTATTAAACTTCATAATATAAAACCTTTGTATTTATTTTAATTAATATAATTAATCTAATTCATCAGGAATAGCAGAGCACTCATCACAGTCTATATCATTATCATAGTTATCATACTTGACTAGACTACCCAGGTGGTGGTCAAATAGGGTAAGGGCTGTGGCTGCTGCTCTATTTAATAATGTATCAATAGCATCAAATGATAATCTCTCATCTGTATCTAATTGAACATTGACTGGACCTACTGACATGGACATATTAAACATATATATTCCTTTGATTGTTATTACTACTAATAATGGACTCTATTGATTCCGTCCAGTTTTTGGGTAGGCTCTGCACTGTCGCTTCTTATTATACAGTATGTTTCAAGATTAGTCAATTAAACTTCTTGCTTTGGCAATAGCAGAGATATCATAAAGACCATTCTTCATTGGCACATTATGTTGTCTAACTATCTTATTAAGTTCTACCTTAGACAGATTCATCCATAGACAAATAGCATCTATATCTAACCAAAAGGTTCTATTAGGGTTAGCCATAGCCAAGGCTAGTAGTCTATATAATGTCCATGAAGTACGACACTTATGGCATCTTACTCCTGCTAATAGATTATCTATATCTATAGCAATATGAGATCTGCATTCATCAGTAGGACATGGGATTCTTCTAGGCTTCTCTATGAAGTTCTTATTGATTGCCATTCCTTTATTATGGAGTTCCTTTATTGATCCCGCAAACTCTTCCACCCAATCCTGTTGGACTGTCCATTCAAGATGAGCCAAGTGGAATGAGACTGTTGCAGCAACCTCTAGTTCTACTGTGGCTTCTCTCTTCAGTAAGGCTGGAGGAGTAAGGGATCTTGCTCTACGGATAAGGGCTTCATACTTATGCATGACCCCTAAGATTTCCTTACCCATAGAATAATCTAATGCGTTCACATTAAATCCTATTGATCTCTCTGTGCTTGGTGCACCTGAGCCTGAACGACCTGGACTAACAAATGATGCAGCACCTGACTGTAGTTCAGGTAACTCAGTAAGCATAGACTTAAGAGTAAGATACTGACTCCTAGTTAACTTACCTTCGCTCATATTGTTATCCATACTTATCCCTTTGGCTTCTCTAACTGATTGAATAAGTCATCAACATTATTAACACCTTTAAACTCTTGCTTAACAACATGTTCTTCTACTGCCTCTGTAAACAACTCTTTGCGTTTATTTAGTTTGTCTACCTTTACTGATAAGAACATCAAGATTGCTGGTGCTATCCATCCTAATACATATGCAGCAAGTACCCATCTGAATAATCCTCTGCCTTTGGTAAATGCTATAACTCCTGCTACTGTCATCCATACAAGTTCCATCATTTATCTTTCTCCCATTCTACTGTTTCTACCCAACCTATTTCTAGTTGAGTCTTACCACAAACGATACACTCTGTCTCGTCCTTTGATGCTGCTTTACAATCTTTACAGTAGTAAATCTTGTAGATCATTCTTCAATGCCTTCTATTTCCTTTAACTGCCGTTTTGATATTGGCCTGCCAAATGCTTGATAATGTATATAAGCATAGGCTTCATGCATCCTTTGTTGCTTCTCTTCTGCTGTTAGTTCCTTGATTGTGTACATATGCTTATCTCGTTTCCTATCAACTTCTTGTTCTGCCCTTTTGTTTGCCTGCCATTTGGTCATGTATGCTTTCTTACATACTCTACATTCTGTGTGAAGTCTAGCCTTATTCTTTTGCTGAGGACCAAAGAACTCTTCAGTTAATGGCTTCTCAATCTTGCATTTAGAACAAACTCTAGACTCTGGCATTAAACTACTCTTCTTCTGGTAGTTCCGTACTAGACTGGCTGTACATAGTGTAGAAAGCATTTAGTCTGTTATGCATACGAAGCATATAGTCAAACTGCTCATCAGTTAGGTTAGGCCAGTCTGATCTACCTGTACCTGGAAGAATTCCAATACCTGTGTTTAGAAAGTTAAGAATCTTTTCTGCTTCATAAAGCATCACTCCACTTGGAAGTACTGTGCTTGGATTTGCTTGTTCTTGCTGTATCATTTGTTTTCCTTCTTCTCTCGTCTGATTAGTTTATGATAGCAACACTTGCATACTGTACGAGCATAGTGTGGCTTATCACATCCTGCTGTTGAACATTTCTTCTTATTGGTGTCCCATGTTTTCTTTACTGAGACATTGCGACATGTCTTGCAATAGTAATCATAGCCATCATCATTAGGACGATAAGCCTTCATCTTATAGAAGACGCTTATATCCTTTGTCTCTTTGCACTTAGAACATGTTTTTGTCATTGACTCGTCCTAAGTTAAATCTATCAGTAACTACCTCAAGGTGTGAAGGATTTACACAAGCCTTGTTCTCACACTTGTGATGTAGTACTTTTCTGTTCTGTGTTGTATCTGTGCCAATTGGCAAGTTGTTAAAGCCATTTGCAAGGGCATAAGAAAATCTATGTGCTCTTACAGTATAGGTTCTAGTATTGGCCTTGAAGTAAATATTAAATACTCCATAGCCTTTATCTGATTTGGCTCCTGTCCAAACAATACAACCATCTGGTTGTTCTTCTAAATAAGACTTAAATCTCTTAACTATTATTTCATTGTTAACATATTTCTTTATATAAGAATCTGCTTGTCCCATAGTCATTATGCATTCACCAACCCGTATTCCATCAGATATTCTCCAACGGTTGTGATGCCCTTGTATTCGTTGCAATCTGCACAGAACTGTGTCTGGCTGTAATCAATCTTATCCGCAATGATGGTCTCACAGAAGACACAAATAACTGCGTTCATATTTTCCATATTCATTTTATTCCCATTTCTAGTAGTATTTAGGAGCATCTCTGCTGCTATATAATAAGTATATCATGACATTATTACTAATGCAAC